TATCCGCTGCTGAGCGGTAGTGCTGGATTTATCGCGCACCGCTTCCAAGGCTGAAATCTCGGCGGTGTAGGCAGCCGTGACCTCTTCTTTTTCGGCGCTGATCAGCAATGACCGCTGAGCGACATACGCTTCCTGCGAAATCAGACCGGCCTTTTGAGCCGCTTCAAGCTGCTTCTCGGTGTTTGAATAAGTCGCCTGCAGCTCTTTCAGCGCATTCTGGGCGTTATTGAAGCCGGTCAGATCTACCTGATTCGCTGGGCCTTTGGCATCCTTGTTTTTAGAGTTGATGCCGGCGAGCAGCTTGTCGTATGCGCCGCCGGAGAAATTTTTACCGTCGAAGTCCACGCCGGCTAAAAGCGGCGAAGCCTGTCCTGTTTTGGCAGCAGTCTGATAAAGCTGGGTGAACTGATCCTTCAATTTCTTGGTGGCGGCATCGCGTTTGGCGAGCGGATTTACATTGTCGAGCTGCCGGTCTAGATCACGCTGGACAGCGATCAGCTCCTTGTTGGCAGTATTGACCTCACCTGTCGTAGCGGCCAGCGCCTGGCTGGCAGACTGTCTTGCCTTGAGACCGGCAAGCTTCTTCTCCAGCGCTGCAGTGGAGTCGTCGTTTTCACCTTCGCCCAAGCCAAGCGCGCTGTTCAGATTGCTCAAGCCGTTCGATAGCGCACCTTTAAATCCACCACCATTTCGGGTGTCGATGACGTGCTGAACGATTTCAATCTGCTTGGCAAGGTCAGGAAAAATGTTGCTCTTAATCGCACCATAGGCGCCGGCAATGCTGTTCTTGATGTCATCCCAGCCGAGCTCAATGTCCGACAGCGAGGCGCGATACTGGGTCAGGCGCTCCTGCGCGGACTTATTCAGGTCTTCGCTGAGCAGATCGAGTGCTTTCTGGGCGTCGCCGTCATCTTCGATGGCTTTGATGGCCAGGTACTGCGCCGAGGTGATAAGCCCGTATTGCTCGCTGATCTTGACTGCCGCGTCAGTGGCGGACGTTCCCATGCCCGCAAGAGCCTTGGCCACTTCGGTAGCGCCGTCACCCGTGTACGAAGCAATGGCAGAGGCTGCTTCCGTCAGGTTAGCCAGCTCGCTACCAGTTACCTTGCCGCTCGCTGCCAAGGCGATTGCGGCGTCCCGCGCGCCTGCGAAGTTGTGGGTTACCACGCCCGCTTGCTTGGCGATCTCCTGTAGCTGTTGTGCTGAGACGCCAACCGTATTGCCGCCAGCGAAGATCGACCTGTTAAAAGCTGATGCTTCTCGCTCTGCGTCCACGAAGCCGTAGGCGATAGAGCCAAGCACTGCCACCAGTGCGGCACCTGGCAGGAGCAGCTTGCCAAGTTGCGCAGCGGAGGCCCCTGCACCTACGCCAATCTGCGCGATCGCCCGAGCACCGCTATTGAGATCGCCAGCGGAAATTGCATTGGCCAGCTGACTGACGTTTTCCTGAGCCTGGCGGGTGCCAAGGTTCAATTTGTCGAACACGCCGCCTTCGCCGTTCAGCGTGCGAAGTTTGCCGTTAATGGTGCCAACGGCTGCTGTGTACTTGTCGACATCGATCTCGCCAGCCTTGTAGGCCTTGGAGAGTGTTTCGAGGTCCTTGTTGTGATTCGCGATCGCTCCCCGGGCGGGATTCAGCTTGTTCAGCAACTTGTCCAGGCTCTCAGCCTGGACGCCTGTTGCGGCGGCTGCTTTGGCTGTCGCTGTGGCCGCGCTATCGATGCTGCCGACTAGGGCATCCGACTCAGCCTTCAGCTTCTTCTCCAGAGCCGCAAGACTGGCGGCGGAAGAGCCGCTAGCATTCATCGCCCCCGAGGTGCTGCTTACACTGGTGGTCAGAGACTGGTGATATTGGCTTGCCTCAAGAGAGGCTTTGGCCAATGCCAACAGCCGTGCTTTAGCTTCATCAGTGGCCTGCGCAGCCTTCTCTTCAGCGGCAGCCAGCTCGTTTGCAGACGCGGCAGTCTTTTTGAAACCAGCCGCGACATCCTCGGCGGCCTTCTCTGCCTTGACGCCTGCCGCCGTGAGCTTGTCCAAATCCGTGGCGGCCTGAACGGCATCACCCGAGTCGACCTCAAGGCCCAGCTGCGCAATTGTGCCCGACATGGTCGCTCCGCTATTTTTCTTCGCTCATGACGAGCAGTGCCTCGGTTTCCATGACGATGACGTCCTGAAACAGGCTGTTTCTGATCTTTTTGGGGAAACCCAACAGGTTCATGACCGAGGGCAGTGCGCAATAGTCGAGGCCGGTACGGCCGGAAAAGCCGGTGCGCCACTGCGTCGACATGGCGTCGAACAGGACAAACGCGTCCCAGTTATCCGGCAGAACCTCCACTACATCGTCGAGGTCTGCCGAAGTGATGCCGAACATAGCGAGTTGGTCTGGTGGTGCCGAAGGCGTGTAAAGCGCCTCCGCCACCATTTTCAGTTTCCCAGACGAACCGCAGCGAACGCCTCTTGATAAGCCTTCACGATCGCGTCACCCGCGCCTGCCGACGTTTCCACCAGCTTGCGGATGTTATCTGGTGTCAACTTGTCGTCGAACCCCCAGCCCACTACCAGCTCAGTGACCTGCTCGATCTGGCGATCAATGTGAGCATCCGTGATGTCGATCAGGGTGATGTCATCGCCCTTTTCGTCTAACCGGTCCTGATCATCCTTGACGGCCTGACTCCAGCCGGCGAACAGCTTGGCCAGCTCCTTGCGGTTCCGGTATCTGAACTCAAACGGCACTTTGTTGAAGGTGCCATTCACACGTGGAATGTCCACGTCCTTCTTGAACGTGGGGTCCTGGTCGATTTTGAACTTCGCCATGGGTTACGCCGCTACTGCTGTGTAGCGGGTCGGCTCGGACTGCAGTGCGAGACTGACGGTGCGGGTCAACAGGTTGCTACGCGAAACTGCCGGCTGCTTGGAGAACGATGTGTAGGTGCCGTAGAGCAACTGGTCGTTGCCCGGCAGAACCAGTCGTGCCGCTTGCACCAGTTTACTGGCGTCAGCCTTCAGCAATACCGCATTGAACGGCTTGGCCGGGTCGTCCGCGATGGTGAGCGTCATGCTGCTGGCCGCTTTATCAGTCGGCATCTGCTTGCCTTGATCGTCCTCAAGGAAAACCACGTCAAGGTAATTTTGGTCACCACCAGCAAACGCCAGATCAGTGATCTGAGGGATTTGGACCCAGGTCAGAATCTTCTTCATGCTGCCAATGCCACCGCCGGCAGGGAAAACCAACACATCGGTGGTATCAATGGCTTCCAGGGTAACGGCCGTTGCAGTCGCCGCCTTCACGCGAACTACCTTGTTGTCCAGCTTGCTCCAGCCGGAGCTGAGCAAAACGATGTCCCCCGCTGCGAGAGTCCCGCCTGTAACAGTTGCCACAGCCTCCGCAGCGTTCGACAGGGCGGAGAACGCCAGAACCGAGTCATAGGTAGCGGCATGCTGGAAGTACCCGCCGTTCGGAATCTTGTACGCCATTGGTTTTTCCTCTTTGCAGAAATGACAAAACCCGCACTTGGCGGGTTTAGGGTTTGCCCAATGGGCGAATTATTCAGTGTCAGCGCGGTACTGAAACGATGCCGACACGGAAAGTGCGTTGTCGCCTGGGATGGGCGGGCTTTGCTCTACCGGCGTCAGAACGATCACCTCGAAGTCGCCCTTGGTCAGCCGCAGATAAGCGGGGAACAGTTCGGCGAGTTCATCGACAAGCCCCTCAGCGTCACCGGTGCCGTTACCGACCGGCGTCACGACATTGATCTGGAACACCCCGGTGTATACGCGGTGATCGCCGGCCAGGGTGTTCGTGTCCGTGCCCGCGGGCAGTGCGAAGCAGCTCAGGTAAGTCTCGTCGGCAGCCGGGATGAATTCCGCGCCCTGGTAAGAAACCCGTAAGTTCTTGTCAGCCGCCCACGCGGCAACACGCTGCTGATACAGCAGGCGGATGGTGAGGTGACTCATATTTGGTTGTTCCTGATGGCCTCAAGCACGATCTGCTGAAAGCGCGCGACGGTGATCCGGACCATGCCGCCCGGCGCCTGGGTCGAATGCCCAAACTCCAAAGGGATCGCGTAGGGCAGCGAGTTCGTGATGTAAGCCATGTCGCCCGCCTTGAACTCCAGCGCCCCCGCGACGATGCGCGCGGTGGACTTGGTGCCGTTCGGGTCGACTGCCTCTGTCGTGGTGCTGTCCGGGCTGCCGATGCTGAACATCCAGTTGCCACGGAACCGGCCGCCGACGTAACCCTTGCCGGACACCAAGCCATTGACGTTGAAGTTCTGCACCCGCTCGGCCTTGGTCAGCGGCTTGGCGTATTTCACGCCGCGCTTGAGGTTGCCATTGCGGGTGAAGTTGCCGGGCGTCAGCACCTTGATGACGTTACGCACTTCAACATGCGCGTCGTAAGCATCCGCCTCGGCCTTGTTCTTGCCGCGAAAGGCGACGTTCTCGGCCCAAATCTCGGGATTACCTACCGGTG